TAATCAACCTTACACATTTAAAATTGGCGATAAAATAGCGCAGCTTTTAATTTATAAAATTGATGCACTTCCAAATGAAGTAAGTTTATCATTTACAGAAACAATAAGTGAAACTTCACGGGGTCAAAAAGGATTTGGTTCTTCGGGAGTTTAAATTATGATAAAAGATTCAATGATGCCATTTGATATTTTTATAACATCAAAAGGTAATAAAACACTAGAGCATAAACTCCTTTTTGGAAACTATACGTTTTCTCTAGAAAATAAAGAAAAAGCAATTAAAATTGTTTTATATGGTCTTCAAGGCGAAGATTATAAATCTTTTAGTGATTTTATAAAATCTTGTATGGATATTCCTACTACTGAATTTTATAAGATTTATTCAATAAATGAAGCTGAATTTAGAAAAAATGTTGCATATCCATTTTTTGATGCGGTCGAGCGTTTGTTGGTTGTCAAATATAAAACTAATATAGATGACCTCGGAGATGCAACTCAAAATGTTTTATTTTTGTATATTCTGATATATCAAGCTTGGCTAGAAAAAGAACAAATTTTTAAGAGTATAAAACAAGAAAATAAGAAGTATCCGAACATTTTCTCGGATACAGGAGAATTATCAAACTAATATGACTATTCTTCTAGTTGATGGATTTAATAATTTTATGCGAAATTTCGCAGCTAATCAAACTGTTACCGCAAATGGAGATCTTGTTGGCGGCGTTGTTGGATTTATAAATACTTTAAAATATGCATATCGAACAATCCAGCCAAAAGAAATTGTTGTAGTTTGGGAACAAGGCGGAGCTTCTTCTAGAAGAAAATCTATTGATTCGAGCTATAAAGCGCACAGTTCAAAACAAAACGAAATTAAAGAATATAATCAATATAGAGATGATGGTAGAGTAAATCCATTCTATGATGAAAATAACAAACCGAAACAATTAAGCTTACTTTTAAGTCTTTTAGACTGTTTACCAATATATCAAATATATGTTGAAAACACTGAATGCGACGATATTATTGCATATCTGGCAAGCTCGAAACTAAAATCATTGCCAGATAAAAAAGTAATTTTATCTGGAGACAAAGATTTTTATCAACTTTTAACCGATCCTCAAATACAGATTTATGACCCATTAAAAAAGTTGTTTATTTCAACAGAATACGTTAAGGAAAAATTTGGCGTTATCCCAGAAAACGTTTGTTTGCTAAGGTCATTAATAGGAGATCAATCTGACTCAATTGAAGGTATTGATGGAGTTGGTGAAAAAACTGCTGTAAAACTTTTCCCAGATCTTTCAAAAGAAGAAAAAGATTTGAAATGGTTAAAAGAACAAACTCAAAATCTAATAAACGAGACAAAAAAACCGACGAAGGCGCTCAAAAATATTCAAGAATACTTTGGGACTGTTGAAAAAAATTGGCAGTTGATGTATCTTTCAACTACCGTGCTGTCCGCTTCGCAGATAGCAGAAATTGATAAACAAGTTTCTGAAAGAAACAATCTTTTAAGAAAAATGGAATTTGTTAAGATTCTGCACGCTGCAAAAATGCAACATACACAAGATTGGGATATTTTCCTCACAGAATTAAAAAAAATAGTGAGATAAGAAAAATTTGTTTAAGCATACTCATTAGTATTACTAATGAATGTTAATTTGAAAAAGGCTATTTTTAGCTGAGATTTCGCACGTTTAAATAATAAAGGAATAATGACGGGTATAAATAAATGACTGACTCGATAGCTAGATCTTTCTCTGACGCAAACTGGAATCAAGCAATGCAAGAACGTATTATGCAGGCTATGATTGTAGATAAAGAATGGGCGAAAGGATTTATAGAAGTTTTTTCGCCAGATTTTTTTGATGATGACAGCTATCACTTAAAAGCTGTATCTAAACTTTATTTAAAGCATCACGAAAAATATAAAGAATTTCCATCTTTGGATCTTTTGTCGTCAATGACAAAAGAATCTTTTAATAGTGATAAACCACTTCAAAATAGAATTGATATGTTTTTGGCAGATGTTAAGAAAAATGAACATCTTGGAGATTTAAAATATGCAAAAGAAAAATCTCTTGATTGGTGCAAAAAACAAAAAACATATCAAACTGTTTTAGAAGCAACTTCTTTTGTAGAACAAGGAAACTATGATTTAGTTGTCCAAAAAATAAAAGAGGTCGCTTCATTTGGAATAACTCAATCTCAAGGTTTGGATTATACCGAAGAATTTGAAAGAAGATATTCAAAAGAAGCAAGAGTTCCAATATCAACGGGAATTCCCGAATTAGATCAAAAAGTTATTTTAAATGGAGGATTAGCTCCAAAAGAAATTGGAATTGTTGTTGCCCCGACAAATCATGGTAAGTCACACTTACTAATCCAGTTTGGAGCAGAGGCTTTACTTAGAGGAAAAACCGTTTTCCATTTTACAATGGAAATGCCAGAGGAATATGTTGCATTAAGATATGACTCATACATAACAAAAATTGACTGTTCGGATCTTGGTGAAAATAAAGATACTGTTAAACAAGAGATAGATGATCTTAAAGAAAAAGGTACATTAGGAAAACTAATAATTAAAGAATTTCCATCTGGTGTTCCTACTGTAACCAATTTGAAAACTTTTATTGAGAAAATGGCTTACAAGAATCTAAAGCCTGATATTATAGTAGTTGATTATGCAGCGCTATTAAGAAGTTCAGAAAAACATGAACATACAAGAATTGAGTTACAATTAATCATTAGAGAATTAAGGGCAATGGCAAAAGAAATGTTTTGTCCAATTTGGACTGCATTACAGTCCAATAAAGATGGAACAAAATCTGGCGTTGTCGACGAAACTAATTTAGCTGAATCTTATGCTCAAGCTGCCGAAGCGGACTTTATAATTGGTCTTTTTCAAAAAGCTGGATATGGTACCTTACATGTTGCAAAAAATAGAATGGGTATAAAAGATAGAACTTATAATATTTTCTTGGATACTGCTAAATCAACACTTGCTGTATTAGAAGAAAGCACAACGGAAACAAACAAAGATTTGGCAGTTAAAACAGCTGCAAATGGTGGCTCATCGAATCCAAACTTGAAAAATTTCTTTAAAGAAAGACAGCGAAAGCTCAAAGAACTAGATAGCGAAGTAAAAGATGTGTTCAACGAATAAAAAAATAACAAGGAAAATAATATGAAAACTAATAATTCCATTATAAATGAAGAAGGTTATATTTCTGATCCGTATAAAAATTTTATACATATCAGCAGATACGCAAGGTGGATTGAAGAAAATCAACGTCGAGAAAATTGGGTCGAAACAGTTGACAGATATATTTCATTTATGAAAAAACATTTAGTTGTAAACTACAAATACGATTCAAACGATAAAATATTCGACGAAATAAAAATCGCAATACTCGAACATGATATTATGCCATCAATGAGAGCTTTGATGACAGCGGGTAGCGCAATGGATGTTGATAATGTTGCTGCTTACAATTGTTCTTTTATTGCAGTTGATTCATTAAGGGCTTTTGATGAGGCAATGTATATTTTAATGAATGGTACTGGAGTAGGATTTTCGGTCGAACAAGATTATATAAAAAGTCTACCAATTATAGCAGATGAATTTGAACAAACAGAAACAACAATTGTTGTTGAGGATAGTAAAATAGGTTGGGCCAAAGCCTATAAAGAATTAATATCTTTATTGGCAAATGGACAAATCCCAAAATGGGATATGCAAAAAATTAGACCCGCAGGTTCAAGACTTAAAACGTTTGGGGGAAGAGCATCTGGCCCAGAACCGCTAAAAGAACTATTTTCTTTTACTGCCCAGATTTTTAAAAATGCAAAAGGAAGAAAACTTAAGCCAATTGAAGCTCATGATATCATGTGTAAGATTGGAGAAGTTGTTGTTGTTGGAGGAGTCCGTAGATCAGCTTTAATTTCGTTATCAAATTTAGATGATTTTGAAATGGCAAAAGCAAAAAGTGGACAATGGTGGGAATCTCAACCGCAAAGAGCTTTGGCAAATAATTCGGCGACTTATTACTCCAAGCCAAATATAGCTCAATTTTTGAGAGAATGGAGAAATTTATATGAATCAAAATCTGGAGAACGCGGCATTTATAATGCTGAATCTGTAAAAAGACATTTGGAAAAATTTGGCAGAAGAAACATATCCAAATCTTTTGGAACAAATCCTTGTGCCGAAATCATTTTAAGAAGTTTACAATTTTGTAATTTAACAGAAATTGTGGTTAAAGAATTTGATACAGAAAAAGATCTTTTAAGAAAAGTAAAATTGGCTACATTGCTTGGAACTTGGCAATCTTCGTTAACAAATTTCAAATATATAAGAAAAACATGGAAAAACAATTGTGAAGAAGAGAGACTTTTAGGTGTTTCTTTAACTGGTATTTTCGGAAATAAGTTTATGTCAACTAACAGCACGGAATTAGCGCAGAGATTGATAAAAATGCGCGAATACGCTGTTGAAATAAATAAACTTGAGGCGGAAAAAATTGGCATTGAAGTAAGTACGGCAATTACATGCGTTAAACCATCTGGGACGGTTTCTCAGTTAGTAGGAGTATCTAGCGGAATACATCCTTGGTATTCCAAATATTATATTAGAACAGTTAGAGCAGATAATAAAGATCCACTTACTGCTTTTTTAAAGGCATCTGGAATACCGAATGAACCAGATTTTTTAAAACCAGAAAATACAACAGTTTTTTCATTTCCTATTAAAGCTCCAAAAGATGTTATAACTTCTAAAGAATTAACAGCAATCCAACATCTTGAATTGTGGAAAACTTACAGAGAAAACTGGACTGAACACAATCCATCCGTCACAATTCAAGTTGCTGAAGATGAGTGGATGGATGTGGGGGCTTGGGTTTATAAAAATTTTGATAGTATTGGAGGTGTTTCGTTTCTGCCA